CGATGGTTAAAAAATTAAAATACGATAAACGTAAAGTATCTCAGGAGTTAGAATGTAACTTTTTAGGTTCGGGTGATAACGTATTTGATTCTATTATGATGAATAAGATTCGTGAAAACATGATTTTAGAACCAATAAGTAAAAGAATGGGTAACGCTCTTTGGATTTGGAAAGACCCTATTGTTGGACATAAATATATCATGGGTGTTGACGTTTCTCGTGGAGATTCAGAAGATTTTAGTTCTTTTCAAATTGTTGATTTTGACACTATGGAACAAGTTGCTGAATATGTTGGAAAATTACCCCCCGATACGATGGCGGAAATTTGTCACAAATGGGCAACATTATATTCTTGTTTTGTCGTTATTGATATTACAGGTGGAATGGGAGTATCGACAGCGAGAAAGTTACAGGAAATGAATTTCAAAGATTTATACATTGATGGTGTTGATTCCGCGAACAAATGGAAGTACGACCCAAAAGCTGCTGAAAAAATACCTGGTATTAACTTTAACAATAAGAGGGTACAAATTATAGCGTCTTATGAAGAAGTTATGAGACACGGGTTCAGGATATATAGTTCAAGACTATATAACGAAATGAATACATTTATCTATATGAATGGTCGACCTGACCATCAAAAGGGTCATCACGACGATTTAATTATGTCGATTGCTATGGCGACATATGTTGCAGAATCTTCATTCAGTAAATTAACAAAAGTGACTGAACATACCAAAGCGATGATTGATTCTTGGTCGATTAGTAATAATGATAATGTTAGAGAAGCCATATCGTTTAACCCTGTAATTCCTAACACCAATGAAAGAGTTGGTCAATTCAGTAATGGTAATATAAGTAAAGACGATTATCTAAAATACGGCTGGTTATTTGGGAATAGATAATATTTATCAAATAAACATAAATGGGTACCACCGATAGAAAGACCTCATCATTAAATAATAGTATAACCTTTGACGCAAATGCAGATTTGTACTCGAATGGTTTACTTAATACTGGTGTTGGTAAATCAGGTGGATTTGAGAATAGGAAAAAATCAGGTAATGCTATCGCTGGTTCGACAATGGTTGTTCCGGGACAAAACATTTTAAGTTATAGAGTTGAGTCAATTTTTAAACCTAGTGGTGGCGGACTTAATTTTGCGTCAGAATCTATTATCTATACCGCATTGAACAAAAGTACCACAAAAGGTGGTAGTTTTGAAAATAGAAAAAAATCTGGAAATATTTTTGCAGGTTCTAGAATGGTTGTACCGGGTCAAGACATTTTAAGTGTTAAAGTATTTGCACCGGAATTCAAAAAACCTAAAACAATTGATGTGTTTAGTGGAGCTCTTCCTCCAACACCTACTCCTGAACCAACACCGACACCAACACCGACACCACCACCAACAAGTACTCCAACGCCTACACCAACACCTACTATGACTCCGTCACCAATTGTTGAAATTTGTTACTTGGCAACTGAGGATTATATTAGAATTACTGCGGAAAATGATGACAATTTAATTGTTGAATGTCACCCATTCCCTATACCAACACCACCAGCAAATTATCCTATGCCAACCCCCACACCAACCATCCCATGATAATAATTGATTAATCTCAACTATTTATTAAAATAAAAAAATATTTAAATTTTTCATATGGAAAACAATCAAAATAATGATTTAACAGTTTGGCAAAGATTATCCAAAGCATTTGGACCGAACTCGTTATTGAACCAAGATTATCCCGTATATAAGTTAGATAAGAAGGAATTATTAAAAACCACATCTAAAGCCGAATACGAGAGAGAAAAATTACAGGCACAACAAACTTATTACTTAGCCAACCAATGGACTAAAATTGAGAGTAACTTATATACCCAAGCGGTATATTATGAACCAACTCGTTTAGCGTCATTTTATGATTATGAATCTATGGAGTACACTCCTGAAATTTCTGCGGCATTAGATATCTATGGTGAGGAATCAACAACTGTTGACCAAAATGGTTATATGTTACAAATTTATTCTGAATCAAAAAGAATAAAAAGTATCTTAACGGATTTATTTAACAATGTTTTAGATTTAAATACTAACTTACCTATGTGGACAAGAAACACTTGTAAATATGGGGATAATTTTGTGTATCTAAAATTGGATGCTGAAAAAGGTATTGTTGGATGTATGCAATTACCAAACATTGAAATTGAACGTTTGGAACGTGGTATGGCTGCGAAGGCGGCAAATGTTGATGAACCACTTGAAAATAGGGGTTTACGTTTCAAATGGAAAGTTAAAGACATGGAGTTTAATTCATGGGAGATAGCTCACTTTAGATTACTAGGTGATGATAGAAAACTTCCTTATGGTACTTCTATGTTAGAGAAAGCAAGACGTATATGGAAACAATTATTATTGTCTGAAGATGCGATGTTAATTTATAGAACATCAAGAGCACCTGAAAGACGTGTTTTTAAAGTTTATGTTGGTAACATGGATGATAAAGATGTTGAACCGTATGTACAACGTGTTGCTAATAAATTTAAAAGAAGTCAAGTTGTGGATTCTCAAACAGGTAATGTTGATATGAGATTCAATCAAATGGCTGTTGACCAAGATTACTTTATTCCTGTTCGTGACCCTGCGGCACCAAACCCAATTGATACATTACCGGGAGCACAAAACTTAGCTGAGATTGCGGATATTGAATACATCCAAAAGAAATTGTTAACCGCTCTTCGTGTACCTAAAGCATTCTTAGGTTTTGAAGAAGTTACTGGTGATGGTAAAAATCTATCATTAATGGATATTCGTTTCGCAAGAACAATTAATAGAATACAAAAATCGATGATTGCAGAATTAAACAAAATCGCAATTATTCATTTATTTTTATTAGGGTTTGAGGATGAATTATCAAACTTTACATTGGCATTAACTAACCCATCTTCACAAGCCGATTTATTAAAAATCGATATTTGGAAAGAGAAAATTTTATTGTATAAAGACGCAGTGGCTGCTATCGAAGGTATTGCTCCGGTATCGGTAACATGGGCTAAAAAACATGTGTTAGGATTCTCTGATGAAGAAATTAAATTAGATTTACAACAACAACGTATTGAAAAAGCCGTTGGTGCTGAGTTAACTAATACCGCAACAATTATCACTCATACAGGAGTATTTGATACTATTGATAAATTATACGCAAGTAAATCCGGAACAACCGCTGTTGGTGGAGCTGTTCCTGCACCACCACCTGCTGGTGGAGGAGGTGCCTTAGGTGGTCTTGAGTCTGAATTAGGTGGAGCACCTGAACCGGGTGGAGCACCTGAACCGGGTGGAGCGCCTGAAGCTGGTGGTGAAGCAGAATTAACACCTGAATCAAAAACACGGGAGAATATGAACATTTTATTGGAAAGCCGTAGTTTAACTGAAGATGATTCGTATATTGATTTATCTCGAGCAAGAAATTCTTTAGGTGATATCGAGAAAGAATTGGATAAAATCTTAAATGATTGATATTTATAATTAAAAAGAAAATGACAAAGTTTGGAATATTAAAATCGAAGATAGAAAACGTATTACTTGAATCGTATAAAAACGATACATTTAAAGACGAATTAAAAACATTTAAAAAACTTGTATTAGAAAATAAAAATGTTAGTAAAATTTTCTACATGTATGATGAATTAAACACTAGAAAAGGTTTGAATGATTCATATTCAAGAGAATACATCCATGAATGTATTACTCTATATGAAAATGCTGTTAATAAAATTTTACCGGCAGATTTAAAAAAATTAAATACATGGGTTAAAAATACGAAATCAAATAATTCATATGAAAACATTGACAACCTATTTTCAACAGATGTTTTAACTATTGAATCAAGACTTAAAAGTAAAAATTTAATTTTAGAAAATTTAAAAAAAATACCGGTTATACAAACTAAAGGTATTGAACTTCCATTATCAACTATGGTTAGTGTTGCAAACAAAACCATTAAAAATTATATTGATGGTTTAAGTGAGTCTGATAAAAAAGAAATTGTTAAATTGTTGTCTGAAGATGATAAAGAATTATCAATTAAATTTAACACTCTTAAAGAAAGTGTGGTTGATAAATTAAATGCAATGAAAGAGTCATCTGAAGATAATTCAGTGAAAGGTAGGATTGATGAAACACTTACAAAAGTGATATCTGAGAAATACGACAAGTTGACTTATTTTAAACTTAAAAGTTTAAAAGAAAATCTTTAATTATTATCCGAATAATATTTTAATTGAACGTGTTTAGCTTTTGCTAACACGTTTCTTTTTTTTACGGAAGGTTTAATAAATTCTTTTCTTTTATTAAGTTCAGAGCTTTGACGTGTCTTAATAACTTTACTTTTATAGAGTTTTAACGCTTTCTCTATTGATGTATTTTTATCTAATTTAATTATTAACATATTATACATATATTCCAAATTAACAAAAAATTTGACCTAACACCTATTTTTACCTATCTTTTTTAAAAATAAAAGGAAAAATATGAAAATTAATGAAAAAGGGGAAAACCTCTCAACTAAACGGTTTTAAAACTGCAAAAGTTGTTTATGGAACAGTTGATTCTGTCAACTTAAAATCACTTTACTTAAATATACAAACATGGGTCGAACCATTCTATGATTGTGATAATTGGAATCGAACAGTTTTAAACCTAAGTAGGGGAGTAAAACACTCAGTTTATGACTCTTTAAATAATAAAATTTTTGATACAAAATTTATCGTTGATTTAGATTTAAGGTCAAGCGGTTTAAATTTGGGGAAAAAATCATTTATGAATATTGAAATTAACTTTTTTATTATTGAGGAAAACTTCGATTTTAAATCAAAACAAATTAAAGATTCATTAATTAAAATAACAAATCAAATCTTTAATGATAACTTTTATAAAAATAATTATTTTAACTTTTATCTAACTAAAAAAATCAAATCCGTTGAATATCCGTCACAAACCGAAAATGTTTAATATTTATTATTAAAACATTTAAAATGAGTTTAAAAATATTACAACCGAATGAATCAGGAAAAGGTATATTAGTTGAATACGATGCGGGTTATATTAACCCAAAGGATAATCGTAACGAAACTTTAATTAGAGAATCTAGCGAGATGTTGGACCACTCAAAACCATTTGAATTTTATGCCGTATTACAAAAATATGACACCCCAAATAGAAATGGTAGATTATACCCTGAACGTATATTAAAAAGAGAATCTGAGAATTATAAAAAAATGATTAAAAAGGGTACTGCTCTATCAGAGTTAAATCACCCGGAATCATCACTAATTGATTTAGATAGAGTTTCTCATGCAATCACTGAAGTATGGTGGGAAGGTAACGTCTTAATGGGAAAGATTAAATTATTGACATCACCGGGTTACCATGAAAGAGGTATCTGTTCAACTAAAGGAGATTTAGCTGCAAATTACTTAAGACAAGGAGTTACTTTAGGTATATCATCAAGGGGTGTTGGGTCACTTAAAAAAATTGGTGACCAAAACGAAGTACAAGATGATTTTGAATTAATTTGTTTTGACTTAGTGTCTTCACCTTCAACACCGGGAGCATACCTATTTTTAAATAAAGAGGATAAAAGTTTGTATGATGAAAACTTAGATGAAGAGAAAAGAATGAGTGTTGAAAGACATGTTGGTAATTCAGGTAATAAATCACTTGACTTAATGAAAAAATTAAACGATTATTTAGGTCATTAAACTAAATAAAAAAAATTATGGACGAGAAGTATTTCATTGCAAAAATTACCTTAGACTCAGTTGATGAGGCATCAGGAAAGATTAAAAAATTAAGAGAAGAAAAATTAGTTAGTGGTTATAACCCAACTGATGTAGAAGCGAAAGTTACGAAAGTTTTTGAGCATTATACAATGGAATGGAGAATCACAGCAATTGTTGAAAGCAAAATTGATGAAGTGATAGAATAAGAATTTATATTCAATAATTAATAAAGGAGACAGAAATGTCTCCTTTTTTTATGCTTTTATTTTTTTGGTAATATTTATAGTTATAAAAAAACTCAACACCAAATTATTAAAAATAATGATTTTTTAATAATGGGAGATATTTATATATTAAAATAACTTAAACACAAATGGCAAAAGAAAAATCTTTAGTTGAAGAAGCTATCATCCAAATGAAAAATTTGGAAGAAGCGGTAGCTGAAAATGCAAAAGGAATACTTGCTTCGACAATGTCGCAAGAAATCAAAGAACTAGTAAAAGAATCTCTTACAGAACAAGAAGAAGAAGAGATTGACACTGAAGTTGACATGGATGACATGGATATGGATACAGACATGGATGACATGGATGTTGATGTAGATATGGAAGACGACATGGATACTGATAATGTAGATATGGATGATGACGAAGAAACCATAGACCTTACTGACGTAGATGACGATGAAGAAATCTTACGTGTATTTCAATTAATGGGACCTGAGGATAATATTGTAGTTACTAAAGATGATTCTGGTAACATCAGTTTAAAAGACAACGAGAACAATAAAGAATACATGATTGTTGGTGAGAGCGAAGATGAAGAAATGTTTGAACAATTTAACGACGAAGACGAAGACGAAGACGAATTCGAATTTGAAGACGAAGATGAAGACGATGATTCTGAAGGTATCGAAGATATCATATCTAGAGTATTTGATAATGACGACGAAGATTCAGAAATGGGTGAAGCGTTTGGAGGAAACAAACACGATTTTAAAAGACGTAATGGTCATAAAATTGGAGATGTTGATGGACACTTCAAAGATTTTGAATCAGAATTTGACGAAGAAGAAGATATGGACGATGAAGAAATCGTTTATGAAATTTCTTTTGATGACGAAGACGACACAGAGTTAGATGAACAAGATGATATGGACATGGATGATGATACAGTAGTAGAATCTAAAATGACTGTAAAACCTAAAGGAACCGGATTAGGGAATCCTAGTAAATTTAAATATGATACTAAACCTAATCAAAATGGTGGTTTCAAAACTGTAAAAAAATCTGCTAATGTAACTATGGGTACAGGAAAAGCAAAATTTGATTACAAAGATGGTGAAAATCTTGAAGGTAAAATGAAAACTGTTAAAAAAACAGAAACAAAAGAGCAAGTTGCTAACACAACTAAAAAAGCTGAAACAAAAGAGGCTTCTCGCACATTAGGTAATGGAAGTAATTTCAGAAAAGGTGGTTTGCCAAAACCAAGAGCACACTCATCTTTTAATACCGCAATTAAAGAGAATACTAATACAACTGAGTTAACAGTTCTTAGAGAAAAAAATGAAGAATACAGAAAAGCTCTTAACGTATTTAGAAATAAATTGAATGAGGTTGCAGTGTTTAATTCAAACTTAGCTTACGCTACTCGTTTGTTTACAGAACATTCAACATCAAAACAAGAAAAAATAAATATCTTAAGAAGATTTGACGGTGTTGAAAACATTAAAGAATCTAAAAACTTATACAAAGTCATTAAGGATGAACTTACAGGGACTTCTTCTCAACCTATGAATGAGTCATTAGAAAGAACAATTGCTAAAGCACCTTCAACAGGTTCAGCAATTAATCTAATTGAATCTAAAACATATGAGAATCCACAGTTCTTAAGAATGAAAGACTTAATGTCAAAATTAAAATAAAAATAAATAAAAATTAATAAAAACCAAAAAAAATGGGAGCATTATTAGAATCAGGTCTAGTTGGTAACATCGGGTTAAAACACCTTAAAGTTATTAAAGAAGACACAATCAACAAATGGGACAAATTAGGATTTCTTGAAGGTCTTAAAGGTCACTTAAGAGAAAACGTAGCTCAATTATATGAGAACCAAGCGTCTTTCTTAATAAACGAAGCAACTTCTGACGGGTCTTCAGGTTCATTTGAAACTGTTGTATTTCCTATCGTAAGAAGAGTATTCTCTAAATTATTAGCGAATGATATCGTTTCTGTACAAGCAATGAACTTACCAATCGGTAAATTATTCTATTTTGTACCAAAAATTCAAGGATACAAAGACGGTATTGACGGTCAGTATTCAGGTGAGCACTACGCACCAATCGGGTCTCCAGGAAATTATCCAGGTTCTCCAAGTGAAGGTTACACAGCAGGTTCAGGCTCAAACAACCCAGTATATGAAAAAAATCTTTATGATTTATTCTATGAAGGTAACGAACCAAGTTTAGACCCACCAGGATTATTTGATTATTCTAAAGGTCGTTGGTCAGCTATCACAGCAACAACAACTATCCAAAAATGGACAGGTGGAGTTTTAGTTGATGCAGTTATTTCAGGAACAACTGATGGAGCAGCAGTAATTGCTTCAGGTAACACAAGAAAAGTTATCATTAAAATGTGTGGTTTTGCTGACACAGGTGCAGGAAAATTAATCGGACCTGATGGTAACGAAATGGATACTGAATCATTCTTATCTGATTTAATTATCTATACAGGAGCTGGTTTAACAGTTGACGCTAGTTCACCATGTGCTGTATCTACAGGAGCTTTATTATTTAGAGTTGTAACTCAAATCTATGGTAGAGGTATTGTGAAATATGGTAACACAACTCAAACAACATTTGCATCTACTGGTAACGGTGGTTCATTCAAAAATGTATGTGACGTTGATGGTTGTATTTGGTTAGAAGTTGATTTATCTTGTCCAGTATGTGCTGATTGTGATTCTTCATCGTTAGATGGTTACACAGGTACAACTATTTCTGAAGCATTAGCAACAACTTCATTTAAAGCTGTTTTCAGACGTTATGAAGAATTAGAATTTGAAGATAAAATCGGTGAGGTTTCTTTCGATTTAGATTCAGTTACTGTATCAGTTACAGAAAGAAAATTAAGAGCACAATGGTCTCCTGAGTTAGCTCAAGACGTTGCAGCTTTCCACAACATCGATGCTGAAGCTGAATTAACAGCTTTATTATCTGAGCAAGTTGCGGCAGAAATTGACCGTGAAATCTTAAGAGATTTACGTAAAGGTGCTGCATGGAACTTGAGATGGGATTACAATGGTTGGAGAAGAATTTCTCAAGTAACTTCTTACACTCAAAAAGATTGGAACCAAACATTAATTACAGCAATTAACCAATTGTCTGCACAAATCCACAAATCTACTTTAAGAGGTGGAGCAAACTGGATTGTTGTATCTTCTGAGGTTTCTGCTATCTTTGATGATTTAGAGTACTTCCACGTATCTAATGCTTCTCCTGAACAAGACCAATATAACATGGGTATTGAAAGAGTTGGAACATTAGCAGGACGTTACCAAGTTTACCGTGACCCTTACTTCCCAGCTAACCAAGTGTTAATTGGACACAAAGGAACATCATTGTTAGACACAGGATACATCTACGCACCGTATGTACCATTACAATTAACACCAACAATGTACAACCCATTCAACTTTACACCGATTAAAGGTATAATGACTCGTTACGCGAAAAAAATGGTGAACAACAGATTTTACGGAAGAATTACTGTAGATGGTGTTAGAACATTCGATTTAAGAGAATTGAGATAATCAAAATCTTAAAATATTTAATAAAAAGGGACTATATGTCCCTTTTTTTTATGCACAAATATTAAGTTTAAATAAATAATAATGTATTTATATAAAAAGAAAAATATGAATAATTTATTTGAGATATCTAGTGAGGAAAGAAATAGAATAATGAATCTTCACGAAGGCGCGACAAAACGACAATATTTAAACCTGGAACAAGTTTCTACAAAACAATCGTTGATTAACACAGAATTCCCAATACAAAGTATTGGAGATAAATTTGGGTTTGGTCAGATTGATTCCCCAACCGTTAAAAACGATATTATCGCATTAAAACCTCAGATTGAAAAATTTATTAAAGACAATGGTGGTAAGACATTTATAGTTAATATAACATCTGGAGAATCAAATGTGACGAATCCTAAAGGATATGAGACAAAGGGAAGTTTGGCATTGGCAAGAGCAAATTCGGTTAAAAAATATTTTCAGGAGATATTTCCTGATTTAATCAAGAATGGTGTTTTAACTATCCAAGTTCCAACAGATGTTAATCAAGTTACATTAGGTAAAACTCCGTATGATAAGACTAAAGGTGATAATAAAAACCCTGAAAAAATTAAATTATACAAACAAGAACAGTTTGTTAATTTCGATATTAAAGGAACGGGGGAAGTTAAAGATAAAGATTCCAAAGATATTTGTAATTGGGTTGGTGTAAAAATTGAGGCGGGTCAAGGAGATGCAAGTCTTAATTATGTATTAACTAATGAAAAATTATATGGTAATGGTGTTGTAACTTTTGATACCGGAACCATTCCCGATAGATTAGTTGTTCTTAATAAGGGGGAAGAGGTGATTCAAGACACTGGTTATGTGACGACTAGACCACATAAATATGTTGATTTTAAATGGGTCCCATTATATGTTTATCAATTAACTCTTATAAATTCAAGAAATAATGTGTCAGTTAGTGGTGATAAACTTGTAAAAATAACAGCAAATAATTATCAAGAGTTATTGGAACAACTTTTAGTTGACCCATCCAAATCAAAAACATTTAAAAGAGGTGGAATTGAAGTAGAATATGCTTTAAAAGACCTTCAAAAACTTTGTAATAAAGGTGTTAAAGAATTTGTTATTTATACAATAGGAGAGGCACCTATTAAAATAAATTTCAATAGTTCATCAGGAGAATCAATTGTTAGAGTTTATTCACCAATTGGTACTGATACAATTAAAACCGGATATAGTGTTACCGCACTGTGTAATAAAACAATTTAATTTTTACTTAATATATCTCGTTTTGGTGGATTTTTTTCAGTTTTAATAATTTTTTTAACTAATTCACCATTTTTAACATAAACGATTGTTGTTGTTCTTAAGTTTGGGTAATCATTAACAATGACCGCACCTACTTTAACACGATAAACATTGGATAACGAATCTAACAAAACATTGATACCTTTATCAATGTTTTTTGGTTTTGGGTTATCTTGAGAGAATGAGGATAGACTTACAATAAGTAAAAGTGATAAGAATATTTTTTTCATAGTGTTTGTATTTTATTTTACAAATGTAAATATAAATTATTTATCCCACAACATTTTTTTCAATTTTATTTAATGTTCTTATTGATTTTGAAATAATTTCTGATTCCCCCAATGAAAACACGCCTGAGTGAAATGCAAAACTAACGGCTTGAGTTAGAATATAGATTGATTGTTCTTTATCCATTGTTGATAGTAGTACGTCTAAATGGTCTTCATTATATAATGGGATAGTATTAAATAATTTTCCGAATAGTTCTTGTTGTTGTTGTTCCATAATTAAAATTTTGTATATTTATAAGTATATGGATAAAAATAACAAAAAACAAATTAAAGAAGCTACAGGTACTGGTGGTTCGGGTTCATTTAGAGTTCCGATGAGTCCTGGTGTTAGGCTTTTCAATAAAGAGCAATTACAACCCTTTATTGTTCCAACATCAAAGTATGATAGTGCAGAATTAGCGTTTGATAGTTATGATGGTAAAATGAGTACACCAAAGAATAAAATTGCAAAAATAGAAAAAGAGTCTAGAAAAATTTCTAAATATGTGAAAAAACATCCTGAAGACAATGATGAAGAAGGCGGTGTGTTAAATCAAACACCCGGTGGGAAGAAAAAGATAGTCCCTATTGTAACGGAATGGTTTGAGATAACCAAAGATACGATTTTAGAAGATATCATCCCAAACGGTCTAAAAACTACCTCAAATTATGAAAGGGTTATTGATAAATTTAGAAAAGACATTCCTGAAGACAAATATAAAGCGTTTGATTTAATCGTTAGTAAAATAAAAGATTATGTTCAAGATAGGGGGTATACAATAAAAGTATTGAATGCCTGTAACACAGGATTTCAAGGAGTTCGAACAAGTAAGGCGATTATTATATGTTCACCTGAGTCATTCTCAAATTTTGCATCATTTGTATATGTTTTATTTCACGAATTGAAACATGAACAACAAATGTCGGAATTTAATTTGAAAGATTCTTACATGGGAGATATTGAAGACTTTGAGGAGTTTTACAAAATTTATTGGGATATGGAAATGGATGCTGATAAATATGGAAAAGAATGGGTTAAAAAAATTGGTAATGTTCTAAACTTACCTGAACAAGTTTATTTTTTAGATAAGATGATTGAAAATTACCCAACAATGTCCGGAATGATTAGACAAATGATGACACAATTACATAACCATGTTAAAATGTTAAAAAAACAAGGAATGACCTATACTGATATAAGTGATTTGGATATTGTTAGAAAACATTTAGATAAATTAGAAGATATGTTTTAAATAAAGAAACCCTTACTCTACAGTAGGGGTTTTTATTTTTTTGGAACTATCCACTCTATCTAAAATACTTTTTAAAGAATATTTGATTTGAGACTTCATTTCATTTTTAAGTTCTTGTCTAATACGTTCTACTTTAGTATCGTACATTTTAGTTAATTTTTCCCAATCTCTGTTAGACATTAAAATATTACTGTAGTAGTACTCGTGATTGATTACACTAATTTTTTTATCATCAAGAATAATAAATATTCCTAATTCGGAATGTTTAATATATCTTTGTGATGAAAGGGGGGCAATTAAAAATTTAGACCCCTCACTAGTTATTAACTTACGACATATTGATTTGCAGATATGTACATCGCCTAATAGTCCCGAGTCTTGATAATCAAATTGACTTCTTGATTTAACAATACGTCTTATCACCAATCTTTTAAAAAATTTAAATATTTTTTTCATTATGTACTTGATTTATTTATAGTACAAATGTAATTATATTTTTTGAGAATAAAAAATATTTTTATAAAAAAAAAGGAGAAATTTAATTTTCCCCTTTATTTTTTGATTTATCTAAATATTCATAAGCTTTGTCCCCATACATTTGGTAGAGTCGTTTAAAGAATTGTGCAGGATTTTTTCTTATGTACCTAATAACATCATTAGGTATATATGCACCATATTTGTCACCAAATAAAGATTTTGCTTGACGTTCTCTATCACTTGTGGGTCTTTCAACGTCAGTCGAGTAGTCCTGTTCTAAAACATTCATATTGTCTTCATTTTTAGTTTCATTCATCATGAAATCAAAAACTTGGTCAATATTTTCTTTTGCGGTTGATAAATGGTCTTGAGCCCAATCATGACCCCCATCTAAAACACCTTCAACGGTATTTTTATTTAATTCCAATAACAAACCTGTTTGTCTATGAATTTGTTCTAAATTACTGAAAAACATATATCTTTCATTATCTTGTTCAGACATGATTCGTTTAACTAATTCAGTAAGTTTTGATTCAGATAGTTTAATTACTTTTTTCATATGATTATGAGTTTAATCCATTTCCGCCAATTGTGACCGCATTTAATTGTACAATTGCTTTATTTTGTCCATTTGTATAAACAGGACGTGGTGGGTTAATTAATAAATTACCACCATTACAGTCATCTTCACAAATTAAACCATTATTACCACCTGTGTTTGCACTAAATGGTACAATACATTCGTCACAAGTATCAAATGGTCCATAACTTAACATTGAATTAGCGAATTGTGTTGTTGTTTCACCCGAAGTTAATGTTACACAATATCCTGTTGGTAACTGATAAACTTTACTAAAGTCAGTTCCATTTATTGGTAAAATAATAACTTGTATTGATTCTTCACCACAAGTTGTTGCCGTTACTATAATATTTAATTCTTCCATATTTTTTATTTATAAATATATTACAATTTCAAATACTTTGTATTTACTACTTGAAATTTAATTTGTCGTTTATATGTGTTTATTTCACCACTACTAATTACTTGTATGTCAATAAAATATTCGTTAGGTATTTTGTCTCTAGTGTCAAATATAAAATAGTATTCGTTAGGGGTTCTATTAATTTTTGTCCATCCTTGAACTTGTACTTCTGTCGTCCCTTCTTTAACATATATTCTATATGAGGCATCAACATTTAATAATAAATTTTGGGTGGTATATGCTTGTTTAATTATGACACCAACTTTACGTGTATCGGTATTCACAATTTCTTCATTTTGTTTTAAACCGTAAAAATCAAATCCATATAATAAAGGATTTGCAGACACCACACCCATTTGAATAGCATTTTTTAATGGTTGTAATGTGAAATCATTTAACACTTGAGGTAATGGGAAGTTATTGTAACTAATATTGTACCATCTATCAGAAAACATACACGGTGTTTTATATCCCATAAGAGGTGGTATAACAACTTCATAAACTCCTCGAGTTCTTTGACATGTTGTTAACCCTGATAGTCCCGGAATAACATCCCCCATCATATCTAATATATCCACTTTAGGTGGGTAATCTAAATTGATTGGGTTACCATTATCAAATAAGTATAAATACAATTTATTAACTCTACCTAACGTAAATTGATTTCTATCATCTTCAATTAAGTCATTATAATTTGTTTCAAGATATGGTTCATAGAATGTTTGAGTGTGTTGAGTGAAAAATTGCACTTCATAGTTATTTGTAAGACCTGTAAGATTTTCAACTTGAGGTTTATACGCTATTCCCCATCCTGACACATTTGGTATTGTCCCATTTAACATACCATTAATTTCATTTGTCATATCAAAAGCAATGTTTTCATTACCAAATTCAAAATGTTGAGTGTCAACTATAGTGATTCCGCTAAAAGGAACCGGTCCTAAATTTTTGTTATTATAAATTCCGGGTTGTTGCCAAACACCAATGGTTGTTGTTTGAAACCAATTTGATGGTCTATCAGAAAAGCTTCTATCTGATTCACTATATTTGTAAACTAAATCCGCAAAATCATAACCAACACCTTCATCCCAAAGTTGGGGTGTTGATGGGTCATTATTTAAATAAGGGATTCTAAATAAAATTAAATCAAATGACGTTGCTCTCATCCTCATTTGAGATGTTAGAGTATTTAACAATTCCACATCAAATGTTGAAGTGTTTGTCATTCTTAATGTATGTGTAATAGTATCTGTACATCCAGTGGTTATAGTACCATCAAAAATTTTCTCTTTTAATAATGTTAAGTCTATATCAAAAATGAAACGGCTATAATTGTTTGGGTATTGAGTTGTTGCCACATTACCATAGAATAGTTCCATAACAGGATTTCTACCTGTGTTGGTAAAACTATTTGAAATAAGTGTATTGTTCTTACTGAAATATGAATTAATAATTGACATATAAATGTTTTATATATAAATATCAATTAATTCTAATATTTTGATTTAATATTGTATTTTCTGCATCTGCGAGGATTGCGTTGATTTCTGAGGTTGTTTGCCCATTACCCGCGGCAACCGGAACAGGAGCCATTGTTGCAACCGGATGAACGTGTCCTGTAACAAATGAGAAAATTTTTCTAAGTAATCCCATTAATTCATCACCCCTCACAACAGGGTATGTTTTATTAAGAATACTATTCTCATCTCCAATAAATTTATCCTGAGGAATCCCATATAAAGTTTGACTTAAACTAATTTTTCCTTTTGGACCTGCCGAATCTTGAGATAAGAAATACATTCTTTGAGAACCCATAATACTATAACTAATATCTGCCGGAATAAATTCGGTAGGTATCACTACTTCTTCTTTTAAATCGGCTTGAGGACCAAGAATTGGTTTACCCGATTTGTTTTCCCAAACTAAAAACCATCCTTTAAATTTTTTACTAGCAGGGTTTAATGTTATTTTATCATAAAATCTTACATAATTAACATATTCCGCGACTTCAGTTATAAGGTCATTTGGTGAAAATTTATTTCCGGTGGTATAAGTTAATTTTGATGGTGTGATAACTAATGGGAATGTTACGTTAGGTGCAAAATTTTGAGGATTGTTTACAGTATAACCTGATATGTTTATAAATCCGCTAAACACTCCCTGTATGAAATTATTTATAATAGCGGACGCATCATCAAATGATTTCGCAGTAAATTTAATTTCTTCTAATGGAGAGCCATAATTTGTCCCAACAGATAGAGTTGTTATTGTATCAGATTTAAAGTTTTTTGAGTTTACTGCTACACTTGGAACTACATTATATAACCCTACAGAACCGTTAAATGCTCCCGGTATTGATAAGTTCTCTAAATTATCAATATTCCAAATAATCATTTTTTTCACAACTTTAACTTGTTCAATTAATCGAGTAATCCCCTCAG